GTAACAAATAATCCAGTACTTGCAGTATCAGCATTAACAACTTTTTCAACGAAAAGGTTATTACCTAATAAATCTACAAAATCCGGAATTAAACATGCAGTATAAGTTGCTTGTAGTGTTACTTCAGTTTCATTAAAGAATTCTTGTAATAATGTATCTGTAGAATCAGTTGCAAACTTTTTTCTTTTTAATCCTTGTGTTGGATCAAAATACTTTTGAAATAATGGATCTGAATTAAACCTTGAATAAGGAGTAGTAGTACTAAAGTCTCCACCGAAGTTACCTTTTAATACAAAGATATCTACAAAGAAGTCAGATATTAAACTATCTTTATCTAAGAAACCTGGTACATTTGCAGCACCATACCATTCCTCAACAGTTACTTGATAAGGTAAAACGTTTGTTGCAGCAGATTTTTTAGCGATTACAGATATAGGATTTTGTCCTAAGTTAGTAACATCTAATAAATCATTTACTGTTAATGAACTTAATACATCTTGATTTGCCCCAACATTAGTTAAAAAATCTGATGTTGATGGAAACCAAAATTTATCTCTGTTATAAAATTTTGCGTATTCATAGTCTGCTCCTATATTAGCTTGTGCCTCTGGTGTTGCAGATGTTGCAAAACGAACAGCATTAACTTTATCAGTAGCATCTAAGCTTAATAAATTAAGAGCAAGAATAGGACCTCTTTCAAGAGCTGATAAACAGCTTCTGTGGAAAAAAGAATCTTTTCTTTCTAAATTTCTATCTATATCACCGTATACTTGTTTAAAGAAAGAAGTATCGGGAACAAAGACGGGTGTATTGAACGGGCCTGTCTTAGAAAAACCGACTACCAATCGAGTTTGATTTGCAGGTATACTTACGACTTGACTTTTATCAAATTCAAACCTATATGTTCCTGCAGCTTTAAGAGAAGCTATTTTTGGATCTAGTGCCATCTTATAATATATTTTTTTTGTTTATTTGTTTTTTTATATATCTACCAAGTAACTACTTTTTATACTAAGTCATAGATATCAAAATTTAGATTCCCACCCTTCGAATCTTTTTCTAAAATTTCTTCTATCTTATTTTGAATTGAAGGATCTATCTCATCATATATCTCTTCAACAAAATCTGAAAAATCTAATGTAGTGAAGAATTCAGAACTATTTATACAAGTCATAATTAAATCATCATTCCCTAATTGGCCTGCATAAGATCCATTTGGAAGTTTACCAAATGTAGAAGATTCTTTTACAGTATCTTTATCATAGATGCTAATTTTATTTTGAGAAATATATTTTTTAAAGTTTTGACAAAAAATAGGTTTATTATCTTTCTTTACTTTTAATCCAAATGATTTTGTTTTAGCATCAACTCTATGTTTAAATTTAACCACACTTTCTTCATCAAATTCATTCCTCTGAGGAAATACCGTTTCCATTCTTTTTATTAACTCTCCACCAAACATATTCCATTCTATAATTAATTTTACATTTTCTGAGTGAAATAAATCAAATGCTAAAATGTATAGTGTTTTTGCAAATTCTTCTATAGTGTGAGAATTACTTCTGAACCTTCCTACTTGTCTTATACCAAAAAAGTCAACAAAACTACCAGGAGTCGTTACACCCTTCCAGTCTTTTTCATCTAGCATTCTAACTTGGAAAATATTAATAACTGAATAGTCTCCACCCGTTCCTTCGGCAATATCAACCGAAAATACCCAATAGTTATAATCTTCTTCTATTTCATCAAGATTAAAATTAGGTTGCCATAATAAACTAGAATAATCAATTTCTGCATCATCAAATTCTGGTATCTCTTTATGTTCAAATTCTATTTGGCCTTGTGTTAATTTTTTTAAACTAGCTGCGCTTAGTAATAATGAAGAACTTGCTATAAATTGATTTCCATATTGTCTATTGAATGCCTCGTCACTTCCTAAGTTAGCAACTTCTTGCCTCATCCATGCATCGTCTCTTCCTGGTACATCCCACCAATCAACGCGGAATGGTGTATATTCACTTAATCCTTTATCAGCAGCAGTATAAATATCATAGAACTTATTAAAGCCATTAGGTGTACTTGTTATAATAACTTTTGAGTTACTGGATGCAGATACTGTTGGATATACGTTTTCATAAAATGTATTTACAAAATTTGCAGGTATATGCGCAAACTCATCCATAAATAATAAATGAATAGTAAAACCGATTGCTGCTTTCTTGGTTGTTGTCTGACCTATAATTCTACAACCATTATCAAACTTAGAATTAAATACATCCCATTTCAGTGTACCGGGCTTGCTATAGAACGGTAGATGTTATAATATAGTTTTACCTTTATCAATAATTTCTCTTGTTGTAGCACCCTTATTTGAAAGTATTAGAGAATTTTTGTCAAAATTAAATACAGAATACCAAGCAATAAAAATTGAAGAGCATATAGTTTTACCGACTTGCCTACTTGCTAAACATACGTTAAATCTTTCTGCTTGAAATTGCCTTAACATATTTTCTTAGTAAGGTCTTAAGTTAATTGTCTGTAAACCTTCATCAGTCATAACAGTACAATACTTATTAGCAAAGTATACTATATCTTTAGCACACTTTTTAATTTCTCTAATTTCTTCATCAGTATAATTAAATACAATATTACCTTTTCTTAAATTAGGATTACCTTCATAGAATGGGGTCGATTTTGGTTTATAGCCTTCATCTAAAGCTAACATTAATTGTTCTACTTTATGACTAGTCCATGCAAAAGACTCAGCACCCTTCGATACTTTAAATTCAAAACCTGCTGATTCTGCTTGTGGTTTAGCCATTATCTTCTATTTTTGCAAGGATCTGATTTATATGAATTACTTCAAACTCAACATCATTTAAAGTAACCATTGTTCCCTTTCCCATATTTTTTAGTATAACATCACCAGCCTTTAAATCCGTAGAATCACCTGCATTAATCACTTTTGCTTTACGATTATGCTTTTCTACAGGAATAATGATTCCTGATGCTGTTGTTGTTTCTTGTTGTTTGATTTCCTGAATTAACAGATAATCATTCTTCATTTTCATTTCCATCGACGTCTTCTATATCTTCTTCTTTAATTGTATCTTGTAAAGCTCTCATTAAGTCTTTTGTTCCTCTGGATTTAATACCATTTTGTTTATTGGATGTTGAACTTTCAGTACTATGATAAACATCCACATCACGGGATATCTTTTTAGCGTTCTCTTCTATTGCCACCATATACATCGTTTGGCTTTTAATAATATCTAAAAGAGTTCTTTGTAAATCACTAAGTACTTCAAACATTCTTGGTGATACATCACCTTCATGTATTGTTTCCATTAATAAGGTAATAGCAGTTTCACTATTTTGCATTTGTCTTATTAACATAGATAATGCAGATTCATCTAATTGAGCCTTTGCTCTAATGTATTCATGCTCTGCAATAATTTCTTCACTTAAATAAAAAGTTAATAAACTATTCATTACCTTTTCAGCCTTTGTCTTAGCCTTAACTAAAGCAGCACCTTGTCCGCTATCTATTTTTACTGGCTGTAGTTCTTCGGAATTATTTTCTAAACCTTCTACCTCATCTGGTAGATCATTTAATAAATCTCCTAAACTATCACGAAATTTACCTTTCGATGATTCTTTCATTATACCTTAAATTTATAATATATATTCCAAGTTATCTTGGGTTAGTAGCTGTTGGTAATAATAATTCTGGAGAAGCATTATCTAATAATAAAGCTAAGTGAGAATCTTTTACTACATATTGACTTAAAATTAATTCTTGTAATTCTACCTCTATTGGTTCACTCCATATTCTGATATTGGTTAAATCACTTTCACACCCTAATAATTTCCATGCATAGCCTTCAGGAACTGTTATTGCTGGAACTGTTTGTGTGTTTATATAAATGTTATTTAAATCAGCTGTTTTATCTGGATTAATAGCACCAGTTAATTCTGGTGTATTATATAAAAATAATGATAATTGTTTAGCTAATTGATTTAAGTTAATAACAGCAGCATACCATTCACCCTTTAAAAAACTAACAGTAGATTTAGACAAATCATATTTATAATAAACATCATTTAATTTAATTATAAACCAATTTGTAGTATATGTAAATTGAACATGAGATGTTACAGGAGTTCTTCTTTCATAATCATCATATTGAATAAATGTATTACTTACTTCTTTATTTAATTTGGCAGTGTTAGTAAGGAAATCCTGCATTATTGCTTATCTGTGTTATTAAAACATTTTTACCTATAGGCTTTTTATATTGAGGTCTAAACCAAAATGTAAATGCTCTATTATCAGTATCAGTCCATCCACCCGTATATCTATATTTTACTCCTATTGTATCTTTAGCTAATGTTCCTAGCGCATAATGATATTTAGAAATGATTGTCCATTGATTGTAAACATTCTCCTCTGTAATAGTCATCTTTTTATTTAGAGATCTTCTTACATAATCATTTGATTGGCTACCTATAGTATTATATTCATTAGGTTTTCTAACATCCTTGAATTCATTTTCTCTTTCAACTCTAAATTTATCTTCTACATTTGAAACTAATGCCTTAGTTGAAACTTCAGCAGCATCACCTAATGCAGTATCCTCAAAACCAACATTAGTTCTTTGCTGATATGTAACTAGGCTTACTCTCCAATAAGATCCAGTATACATAAAATCATCAGCCTCTGCAATTGCATCAACCTCATACATTCTATTCATAAATTGTTTAAAATATAAATAGTCCCTCATTTGAGGTTTAGAACCAATACCAAAGACTGCTTCAAACGCAGATTTTACAATATGAATTTCAAATTGAACTGGAAAATCCATCATTAATGGATTAAAGTTTATATCTCTAGTAGGTAATTCATTATCAGGAATCATGATTTTAACTTCACCTTCCTTAATAACATCAAATA